AAAGTGTAAAACTCCGTAAATTTGATATGAAAATGATTCCACAAGACGCTGTTTGTGTATTTATCGGACGTCGTCGTACTGGTAAATCCACACTTGTAAAAGACCTTCTGTTTCATCACCAAAATATTCCGATGGGGACTGTCATTAGTGGAACAGAAGAATCCAATTCCTTCTACGGAAAGATTATTCCTCCCATTTTCATTCATGGAGAATACAATGCAGCCATTTTGGCAAACTTTGTAAAGCGACAAAAACTCATCACAAGTAAAATTCAACAACAAGAAAATGCCCCCCGTGCCCCTGGACAATCCCTTGTAAAATCGAAACTAGATCCACGCTCCTTTTTAATTCTTGATGACTGCCTCTATGATGATAGTTGGATTCACGATAAAAATATTCGCTATTGTTTCTTAAATGGAAGGCATCAAAAGATTTTCTTTTTAATTACAATGCAATATCCACTTGGTATCCCTCCGGTTCTTCGAACCAATGTGGACTATGTTTTCATATTACGAGAACCTTATATCAGCAATCGTCAACGTATATTTCAGAATTTTGGGGCAGCATTTCCCAACTTTGAATTCTTCTGCCAAATCATGGATCAATGTACCGAGAATTTTGAATGTCTTGTAATTAATAATAATACACGATCCAATAAACTAGAAGATGCTATTTTCTGGTACAAGGCAAATATCCAAGGTGACTTTCGTATTGGAGCTCCTGAATTCTGGCAACACAATGCAGTCCATTATCGTGATAAAGACGAAGAAGATGTAAATTCCTATGACCCGACCAATTCCAGACGTCTCAAAGGGCCACCCATCGTTGTTCGAAAACAATACTAAAGATAAGATCCTCTAACAGAAAGAAGTCCAAGGATGGCAGTGTATAGTATAGTATGTTCCTTGTTTATACTGGGATTGGCCATCACAATGAGCTTTATACTGTATCAATATGAATCATTTGTAGGTTCATCCGACGCAGAAAGGTGCGGTGTAGATCGCCCTCCTTGCAATGGCGGACAAGCGTGTATAAATGGATGGTGTGTTGAGTCTAATCCACCCCGTGTTCCTGTATCAACTGGTCTCCCGGTTTACCCTTAGAAATTGGTTGTACTATACTAGAAAGAATGGCAAGTCGTGATGTGGTTGGACTCGGATTAACTGGACTGTTTGTGGTATTTTTAAGCGTATTGTTTGTACTACCTTACGTAAAACTTTTTTTCCCTATAGTAAGTGGATTTATGGATATGACATGTGAAGAAGGGCGTAAACCTTGTGACGAGGGATATTTTTGCGCACAACGTACATGCGTTCCCATTTTGCCAAAATATTCCATGGATAAGGTTCAACCCAATTCCTATTTTTAATTGTAGATAGCTCTTTATTTCTTATAGCGTTTTACTAAAACGAGTTAAGAACATGCAACACATACAATACACGCAGTATTAATTAATCCTTCTTCTGTTCCTCCTTTCGCTGCAAAAACAGATCTGGTTTATTATCAAAGATTCCTCCACCGGCGGCAGGAGTGGCTGCCTCCTCCACAACACTCATGACTTCTTTGGCCGTCTTTGTTCCAACCTTTCCACTACGAGCTTCCTTATTTTCCTTGAAAAACTGCTCCTTCTGATCCTCATTTTCCTTATAGGACTTCATCAAGCTATTAAGTTCATCTTCGGCATATTCCTGATCCGCTACATCATGGGGTTTAGGATCCCATGCAAGCCACTTTCCAACGGTAGCTACATAGATATTGTGGATTGGGTCATTTCGCTGAAGTTTCTTTGCTCGAGCGGAAGCCTCTTCTTGTGATGGATAGGATCCACGCACTTTGAGTCCACGAACAGATGTCTGGAATCCATTCTTGGAATGAAAGTCCTCTTCCAACTTCTTTCCATTCGAAAACATAAAGTCATCATATGACTCCTTGATAGTTGTAGAAGTAATATCCTTGGAATTCTCTTTCACATAGTCTTGATATGCTCCTAGCACAGTGTCGACTGGAATGCGAGCTTGACGACACAGATCCGACGCTTCTGCCAAATTCTCATTGCTGAGTCGTGTGGATTCTGCGTCTAGTTTTGCGTTAAAGTCCATGACTTGTTTTGCCAAAAATTTCTCGAGATTCTTTGTCTTCCAAGTAATTTCATATTGCTTCATGAATTGTTCAAACATATAAAGATCTTTCCTAGCAAGAACAGTCTCAGGACTCAAGAAACTCAAAAGAACAAAACGCTGCCCCGGGATTTCATTATCCTCGTCCAAAAAGTCTTCTTTCATGTTGTTAGATGCCATTTGTTCTTCTTTCTATATACATGACTATTTGATCACTCTTTACGCAGGCTATGGAACTATACTCCGGACAAGAACAGTTCTTCCCGAAACATTTTCAAACACTAGAGTATAGAAGCAAATGGATTTCAGTGTCGGTGAATTCGTAAACCGTGCTTTAAAGTATTTACTCGAGGGTTTGGCAGTAGCTGTAGCTGCAATCTACATTCCCAAGAAGTCTCTTCCTCTTGACGAGATCGCCGCCCTTGCCTTGGTCGCGGCTGCCGTCTTTGCCCTTTTGGATGTTCTTGCTCCTTCCATCGGTATCACTGCCCGTCAAGGTGCTGGATTCGGTCTAGGTGCCAACCTGGTCGGCTTCCCTATGCGCCGTTAAATTCTAGATCGGTAGGTTCTAGAATACCAGGTGCAAAGTCCCTAGACTATGCGTCTCTAGAGCCTTACATCGCAAATGATTTTAAGAAGATAGATTATATAAATACATTATAAAAACTATACTATTAGTTTTTATAAATTTAACCAAACGTTTTATTAAATGCTTTTGATAAATTCCCAACCCATCTCAGCACAAATGCTTTGCCAAACCTTACTTTGCTGGTACAGCTTATCGCGGTTTTTCAGCAAAGGAAAACTTGCCAAAAACTCATCGAGCTCCAACAGTTCACAGAACTTGTACAAGACATACGAATAGGATAAGAAATTACGACGATTCTTTGGACAATGTTTCTGGAAACTTGGCTGAATTTCCTTGAACATGTGGCGCAACTTTTCCTCTGTCTCACGATTCATAACAGGAGCAATACTTCCATTCAAGCGACTTATAATATAGGGAATATGATCGTATTGACGATTCAACTTGAGTTTGCGTAACACTTCGCGCATTTGTCTATATTTCAGATTCTTCATATCCGTAATTCGCTGCTTTTTCAGTTCGACTGAAATCATATCAAAAATCTCCTGAGGAATTTCTGTACTTCCTTTTGCCTGGAATTGCGCCAACAGTTCATTGAAATGATTAATACGTTTATAGGCATAATAGGAAGATTCGCGAGGAGGATCCTTGTAGGAAGGACGATCACTATCGATCAAAATAAATTCAGTCATTCCACATTCTGGACAATACAGCATAGCCTCATTCTGACTAAACATCATATCAGTTCCACATTCTACACATTCTCCAGACATATCATCTAACTCATTCGACTTCTTCACATATTCTGGATTAATTTTCAGCAAATATTTTTCCAGTAAACTGTCGCGACTCAGACTTTTATCAGACTGTTTGGGTGCCTTTTCAAATACTTGACTTTGTTCAATTCCAGTATCAATTGCAGCGGCCGTTTCTAAAGCACTCAGTACGTCTCCAGGCTTTCGTTTCGATCGCTGCGAAATAGCTCCAATAGCTCCTTTGGATATTTTATCTTGAATATCGTAATAATCAAAGAGAAGATTTCCAGTATCCAACAAATAATCGTAGAGTCGTCCCTCCTTTTGTTTTTCGCTCAATTCTTCTTCCAATCGAACGTATTGATTTTCTAACTGGCCGCGTAATAAATCGTCCGTTGTTGATTCAATCTGCTCTTTTAATTCCTTTGACTCTTCTTGTAAAAAGGAAACTTCCTCCGTTTCACTCTGTATTTTTTTCAATTGATGTTGATGAATTACATCAAGGGTTGTACGTTCTTCAGGATTACTTCGTTTTGTTGGCCGAATCTTGAAGAATCCATCCTGTGAT